GCGTGCGCGCGCTGCGGTGGGCGGTGCGCCCGACGCTAGCGTTCTACCTCGGGCTCGAGGCGTCGGAGGTGCCGGCGTGAAGTTCAAGGTCGGCGACAGAGCCCACATCTTCCTGACAAGCGAGGGGACGCGAGACTTCCTCGGCGAGGATGTGACGATCGTCGAAATCGACTCGTCGCCCGGCGCCGTCTACCCGTATCGCGCGATGCGCGCAGACGGGCGTAGCGTGTGGTTCTCGGAGACGGAGCTTCGGCCGCTGCCGGAGAAGTCCGCTGGCGAGAAGCGGTGCGGCAAGGGCACGTGCGGCCAACCGGAATGCCAGGACTGCCGGCCGATCGGAGGCAAGCTCCTTGGGCTCGCCGACTGGATTCCGAAGAGCGGCGGGGCTTTTTTCGATCTCAACCGCACGCGAGAGCCGAAGGTGGTTCCCGACCCCGACCAGGGCCGCAAGTACGACCAGGAGAAGCTGCGGTGGGCGACGCTGGTGCCCTGGCGCGCGCTCTTCGAGGTCGTCGAGGTGCTCGAGTTCGGCGCGCGCAAGTACAGCCCGAACAACTGGCGCAAGGTGCCCGGTGGGCGCGAGCGCTACCTGAACGCGCTCATGCGCCACGCGGTCGCGTACTGCTCGGGCGAGAAGGTCGACGCGGAGACGGGCAAGAGCCACCTCGCGCACCTCATGTGCTGCGCGCTCTACGTGCTGACTTACGACCTGGAGGGGCTCGACCCGTGATCACGCTCGTGCGCTTCGTGCGCCCCGTCTACGTGTTCTCGAAGCCGCAGCTCGAGATCGTCGGCTGCAACGCCAAGAGCACGCCAGAGGGCGTCGAGTTCGACCTGCCCGACGGCGACTCGGTGCTCGTGCCCTGGTCGAACGTCACCGAGGCCCGGATGCGGACGCCGGGCAAGAAGAAGAAGAGCTGACCGGGGGTGTGCGACGGGAGATCGCAGCGGGGCTGTAACCCCCGCGTCCTCTGAGACTGTCCAGGTTCGAGTCCTGGCACCCCCACGAACGAAAGGAGGTCGAGAGAGTGGACGTCACGAAGATCAAGCCCGGCCCGAAGAAGGTCCTGATCCACTTCGTCCCGAAGAGGCAGATCGGGAGCATCATCGTCCCCGACACCGCGATCGAGCGCGACCGCGACGTGGGCATCGTCGTCTCGGTCGGCTCCGAGGTCGACTGGATCAATCCCGGCGACGAGGCGATCCTCTCGCCGTCGAACCTCGGCGCGTCGGTGCCGGACACGGATCGCCGCTACGGCCTCTTCGATGCCGACGACGTGTGGGGCGTCGCCGATGGCGTCGGCGCGAAGGCGGCGGCGTGACGTTCGTCGCCGGCAGCGTGGCGTTCGTCGCGTGCCTCTTCGCGGGGATGATCCTGTGGACCATCCTCGAGGCCCTCACGGAGGACCGCTGATGGGCCTCTTCGCCCTCGCCGTCACCGTGACGGCGCTCGCCTACTACACCGTCATCGCCGGAAGGTTCCCGCCGCCGCCTGCTGTCCCCGCGTGACCGAAGTCGTCGTCGACACTGACCTAGGCGCTGCCCTCGCCGAGCTCGAGGAGCTTGAACGGTTCCTCGGGCCTCGGCTCGAGTGGCAGATGCCGTGGACGCCGAACCCACGGCAGGCCGAGTTTCTTGCGCTCCCCCATCGCGAGGCCCTCTATGGCGGCGCGGCGATGGGCGGCAAGACGTCCGCGCTGCTGATGGCGTCGGCGCAGTACATCCACGTGCCCGGCTACGCGGCGCTCATCCTGCGCCGCACCAGCCCGCAGCTCCAGGGTGCCGACGGTCCGATCGAGCAGGCGCACCGGCTCTTCGCCGACCTGCTCGCGTCGGGGCAGATGGAGTGGTCGAAGTCGGAGCTCGAGCTCCGCATGAAGGGCGGCGGGAAGATCAAGTTCGGCCACATGGCCGAGGACAACTCCTACATCCAGTACCAGGGCCACGCCTTCCAGTTCATCGGCTTCGACGAGCTGACGCACTTCCTCGAGAAGCAGTACGTCTGGATGTTCAACCGCCTCCGCCGAGGCGGTGGGCTCGCGGCGAACGTGCCGCTGCGGATGCGCGGCGCGACGAACCCCGGAGGCATCGGCCACGATTGGGTCGGCGCTCGGTTCGCGATCCGCGAGGACGGCACGCAGGATCTCGAGGCGACGCGGAACAAGGAGACGGGCGAGGTCCGCCCGTTCGTCACAGCGCGCCTCGACGACAACAAGGCGAACGCCGACGTGGAGGAGTACCGGCGCTCGCTGTCGAACCTCGACAGCACGACGCGCGCCCAGCTCGAGCACGGCCGATGGATCCGTGACGGCGAGGGCCTGGTCTACAAGTTCAACCGCAAGCGCAACCTCATCCCGGCCTTCGACCGCAGCGCGGGTCCGTGGCGCTACGTCGCCTCGGTGGACCTCGGCACCTCGCAGTCGAAGCCCACGACGGCCATCGGCGTCACCGCCTACCACGAGCACAAGAACCTCGCGGTCCACGTGCGGTCGGAGGCCCGCGCCGGCATGATCCCGAGCACCATCGCCGACTGGCTCGAGGAGCTGTTCGCCGAGTTCGAGATCGAGACGGTCGTAGTCGACGCTGGCGGCCTCGGCGGCGGCTACGTCGGCGAGTTCAACCTGCGGTTCGGCCAGATCGCGGTGCCGGCGCAGAAGCGGGACAAGCTCGGGTACCGCTCCCTGATGAACGGCGCGCTCGAGAAGGGCGAGCTGCTCATCGTCGGCTGGGAGCAGGACGGCAAGGTGATGGGGCCGAACGCCGCCCTGGTCGCCGAGCTCGAGAGCCTGTGCTGGCACGAAAACGGGCTCGACGTCCCGCGTGGGGCCGACGACCACCTAACGGACCAGCTACTATACGGCTGGCGGCATTGTTTCGGATTCGCCGCCGAGGCGCCCAGCGAGAAGCCTCAGCACGGCAGCCCCGAGTGGTTCGCCGAAGAGGAACGTCGGATGGAAGAGGCCGTGGATGCGGCCCTCGCCGAGGAGCTCGCGTGGATCGAGGAGACGCCCTGGTACGAGGGCGGAATCGACTGAGCGCCCAGGAGCTCGAGTCGCTCCTGCCTGCGGTGGAGCGCCTGCGCCAGCTCGGCGCGAGCGTCATCCAGCTCGGCGCGCAGGGCGAGCTCACCCTGACGTTCGACACCCCGTTCGCGCTCGCCACCGCCGAGAAGAGCGAGCTGACCCCGGCGAAGCCCGAGGACGACGGAGAGCTGCTGTTCGCGTCCGCTGACTGATGCTCGAGGAACAGGAGAAGCCCTACCAGCCGGGCGGGGAGCCCTGGTGGCGCGGCAACGAGGCCGACGCATGGCGTCGTGTGCTCGGGCTCGTGGACTACCTGTGGCAGCGGCCGGAAGAGGTGGCGCGTCGTCGCGACGACGTGGAGCACGCGCGGCTCTACGGCAACCGCTACTTCGCGGGCTTCGGGCCGTTCCAGTTCGCTCGAGCGGTGCCGCCGAAGCAGGATGCCGACCGGCTGCGGGCGAACGTCTGCAAGCCCGTCGTCGACACCGCTGTGGCGCTCACGGCGGGCCGGAACCGGCCGAAGGCGACCCTCGTCACGAACAGCGGCGATTGGTCGCAGAAGCGCCGCGCGAAGCGCGCAGACCGCTTCATCGAGGGCGTGTTCCGCGAGGCGGACATGGCGAACCTCGGCCCGATGATGTTCCGCGACGGGGCGATCTTCGGGACCGGCGTGATCAAGTGGTACACGGCGCACGGTCGCATCTGCGCCGAGCGCGTGCTCCCGACCGAGCTCCTCGTCGATCCGGTCGACGGGATGTACCAGAGGCCGCGGTGCATCTACCACGTGCGCTACGTCGACAAGGGCGTGCTGCGCGCGCTCTACGCGCCCAAGCCGGGCACGAAGCTCGCGAAGGCGATCGAGGACGCGCCGATCTACGAGGACCCCGACGGTTGCGGGGACCGCACGACCACGGCGGAGCCGGTGCGCGTCGTGGAGGCGTGGCACCTGCCGTCGGGACCGAAGGCCGGCGACGGGCGGCACGCGATCGTCATCGCGGGCGCGACGCTCCTCTGGGAGCCGTGGGAGCGCGACAGCTTCCCGTTCGTGTTCTTCCGCTGGTCGCCGCGCGTCGTGGGCTTCTGGGGCACCGGGCTCATCGAGGAGATCAAGCCGCTCCAGCTCGAGATCAACCGGACGCTCAAGCGCATCGGCGAGTGCCTGCACCTGATGGCGGTGCCGCGCATCTTCGTCCAGGCCACGGCCAAGGCCGTCAAGAGCCTGATCACGAACGAGGTCGGCGCGATCATCCCGTACACGGGCACGCAGCCGCCGACGTTCCTGACGCCGCCCGCGGTGCCGAAGGAGCTCTTCTCGCACCTCCAGTGGCTCATCCAGCAGGCGTTCGAGCAGGCCGGCATTTCGCAGATGGCGGCGGCCTCGCGCAAGCCCGCGGGGCTCGAGTCCGGCGAGGCGATCCGCGTCTACAACGATATCGGGTCGGAGCGCGTGTCGATCCAGGGGCGCAGCTACGAGGGCGCGCACATGGACTCGGCGCACATCGTCATGGCGCTCGCCGCCGACCTCGAAAGCGCGAAGGAGGGCGGGTTCTCGACCGTGTTCCTCCGCGGGCGCGCGGCGGCCGAGAAGATCAGGTGGGCCGACGTCGTGATGGACGCGGACAGCTACGTGCTCCAGGTCCACCCGACCTCAGCGCTCCCGCGCGACGTCCCGGGCCGCACGGCCACCGTGGAGGCGTGGGTCCAGGCCGGCTGGATCGACGAGCAGCAGGCGCGTCGCCTCCTCGACTTCCCCGACCTCGACAGCGAGAACGACCTTGCGAGCGCGGCGCGCGACCTCGTGGACATGCACCTCGAGC